ATCGATGATCCACATAGTGAACAACAGGCCAAACAGGCCGAGACCAAACCAGAAATCTACGACAGCGTGTTTGAATGGTACACATCAGGCCCCCGGCAGCGCGTACAGCCCGGCGCGGCCATCGTCATCGTCATGACACGTTGGTCGAAGCGCGACTTGACCGGCAGGGTACTCAAGGCGGCGGCGGAGAACCAGACCGGCGAAGAGTGGGAGGTCATCGAACTTCCCGCGATCTTGCCGAGCGGCAAACCGATCTGGCCCGAATACTGGCCCGAAGCGGAAATCCTCGCCATCAAAGAGGAACTGCCGATCCCGAAGTGGATGGCGCAGTACCAGCAGACGCCAACAGCCGAAGAGGGCGCATTGGTCAAACGCGACTGGTGGAAACGGTGGGAACACCGCGAACCCCCGCAGGTAGAATTTATTATCCAATCATGGGATACGGCGTTCGAGAAGAACCAGCGGGCGGATTACAGCGCCTGTACGACGTGGGGTGTATTCAGCCACGAACACCCCGAAACTGGTAAATTCATGCCCAACTTAATATTGCTCGACGCATATAGAAAGCGTATGGAGTTCCCTGAGTTGAAGAAGCTGGCCAAGGAGATGTATCTCAAGTGGGAACCTGAAGCCCTCATCGTTGAGAAACGCGCCAGCGGATCGCCATTGATTTATGAGTTGCGCGAGATGGGTATACCCGTCTCGGAATTTACGCCAAGCCGGGGCAACGACAAGATCGCTCGTGTCAACGCCGTGTCGGATTTATTCGCCAGTGGCGTTATTTGGGCACCGGAACACCGCTGGGCCGATGAGGTCATTGAGGAGTTTGCCGAGTTCCCGGCGGGCGAACACGACGATTACGTGGATAGTTCCACACAGGCGTTGCTGAGATACAGGCAAGGCGGGTTCATCCAGACAACACAGGACGAGGAGGAAGACGACATACAGGACCTTCCTCTGAAATCATATGAATATTATTAGGGGGCGTCATGGCCGTAGATAAAGCACTCATCCCGTCTGATCTGGACGTTGAAGGTTCAGGCGACATTGAAGTTGAACTGGCGGCGGAGGAGATGGACCTCGAACTGGCCGAGGAGACCGAGGATGAAGACGGTGGCGTCGTCATTGACTTTGACCCAGAGGCCACCCAGCAGGAAGAGACCGCACACGGCGACAACTTGGCCGAACTGATCGATGACATGGTCCTGACCGGCATGGCCAGTGACCTCGTCCAAGCATACAAGGACGACAAGGAAACCAGAGAGCCGTGGGAGAAGGCGTATATTAAGGGTATTTCCCTACTGGGGCTGCAAATTGAGAGCCGCAGTCAGCCGTGGGCTGGCGCGAGTGGCGTCTTCCACCCGATCCTGACGGAGGCCGTGGTCAAGTTCCAAGCCGATGCCATGACCGAGACCTTCCCGGCGGCGGGGCCGGTCTTGGCGCGGGTAATCGGTAAGGCTGACCGGGAACGCGACAAGCAGATGAAGCGTGTGCAGGATGATATGAACTACCAATGCACCGAAATCATGACCGAGTACCGGGGTGAACACGAACAGGCGCTCTTCCATCTAGCTATTGCCGGGTCAATCTTCAAAAAGGTCTATCTCGACCCGAATTTTGGCCGTCAGACCTCCAAGTTCGTCATGGCGGACGATTTTGTCGTCGCCTACGGCACCACAGACCTTAATTCGTGCCCCCGTATGACCCACGTCATGAAGATAACGCCCAACGACCTTAAAAAAGCCCAACGTGCGGGCCAATACCGTGAAATCGACGTGCCTGAACCCACCACCGAGTATACCGACGTGGAGGAGAAAGAGGCCAAAGCGTCAGGAGAGGCCCCGAAGGCCGAAAAAGATGACCGTAACACGCTCTTGGAGATGCACGTCGAGTATGATATTGAAGGCTTCGAGGACATGGACGAGAATGGCGAACCCACCGGGGTCGCCGTGCCATATATCGTGACAATCGATAAATCCAGCGACATCGTGCTGGGTGTTTATAGGAACTGGGAAGAAAGTGATGAACTCAAGAAGAAGAACGAGTTCTTCATTCACTACCCTTACCTTCCGGGACTTGGGTTTTATGGTATTGGTCTGGTTCATCTTCTCGGTGGCATTGCCAAGTCTGCTACTTCTATTCTTCGTCAGTTGGTGGACGCAGGGACGCTTTCTAACCTTCCTGCTGGACTGAAATCCCGTGGATTGCGGATCAAGGGCGACGACAGCCCTTTGAGACCCGGCGAATTCCGCGATGTGGACGTACCGGGCGGCGCGATCAAGGACAACATCACCTTCGTGCCCTATAAAGAGCCGTCGAGCGTCCTCCACGCCCTTTTAGGCCAGATTGTCGAAGAGGGGCGCAATATCGCCTCCATTGCCGACCTCAAGATCAGCGATATGAACTCTCAAGCCCCAGTTGGCACCACGTTGGCCATTCTGGAGCGCGGTATGAAGGTCATGACCGGCGTCCACGCCCGAATTCACGCCGCCATGCGCCGTGAGTTTAAATTGATCGCCAATCTCGTCCGGGACCATGCCCCCGCCCAATATGAGTATGAAGTTGAGGAAGGGGCGACACGGGCGAAAGATTATGATGGCCGGATTGACATTCTACCGGTATCCAACCCCAACGCCTCGACCATGGCGCACCGGATCATGCAGCACCAAGCTGTGATGCAGATGGCGCAGTCAGCGCCGCACATCTACGACCAGAAGGAACTGCACCGGCAGATGATCGATGTCATGGGGATTGAGAACGCCGACAAGATCATCCCGATGGAAGACGAAATGAAGCCGATGGACCCGGTGGCCGAGAATATGGCGATTATGACCGGTAAACCGGTCAAGGCGCACCCCCATCAGGACCACACCAGCCACATCAAGGTACACATGGCGGCGTCTGAGGACCCCAAAATACAAGCGGTCCTCAGTAAGTCTCCTGCGGTCAAAGCAATAGCGGCGGCGGGAGCGGCTCACCTTCAAGAGCATGTGGCGCACCAGTACCGTCGTGAGATTGAGAAACAGTTGGGCGTACCGATGCCAGAGTTCGATGCGGACCTTCCGGCGGATGCCGAGGTCCAGTTGTCCAAGCTGGTGGCTGACGCCGCTGACAAACTCCTCAAGAAGGATATTGCCGAGGCACAGGCCCAGAAGAACGCTCAAGCCCAGAACGATCCGGTCCTTCAGATACAGAAGGCCGAGATGGAGACCAAAGCCAACGAGGTCCAGCGCAAGAGCATGGCCGACAAACTGCGGGCGATGCTGGGCAAAGAGCAGATCGCCTCCAAAGAGAAGATCGCTGGTATGGAGATGGGGATGAAGCAGCAACAGCAGCAGATCGACAATCTGATGGAAATCCAGAAGCTGATGACCGAAGAGGCACGGGTCAAGTCGCAGGAAGACCAAGCTGGAGCGCGTATGGGCGTCGATGTCGCCCTTGGCGTCGAGGACGACAAGATCGAACGCGAAAGGATCGCGTCGCAGGAGAAGATCGCTGGTCTGCGGGGTGGCATCGATATCGCCCGCGCCGACATGCAAGCCCAAACGTCCGAGCATCAGACCGATGCACAGGCCGAAACGTCCGGACATCAGACCGACACACAGGCGGAAACCTCCCGTTTTCAAGCCTTGGCCCAGTTGGCCGGGAAAGCGATGGACGGCCTACGTGGTAAATCCGGAAATGAACAAAAGACGCCCGAAGATAAATAAAACTATTGAAAGTTTGAACATTGACCGATAATATTCTAAACACAATCAAGGATCGCATTCGTCGTAGTATGAATGAGACTGCGGATCACATCGACACCGGCGGGTGTTTAGCCGCTGGGGGTGCCACGGAAGTGGCGATGGAATACGCAAAGCAATGTGGCAAGGTTGAAGGTTTAGCGGTAGCCGAAAGGTGCATTTTAGATGTCCTTGAGGAGATCGAAGAGCAGGAGAAACTCGATAAATGAGTGGTTCAGCCGCCAAGATCAAAGAAATCAAGACCCCTGAGTTAGTTGGCTTCGACAAAGACGAAGCCACCGCAACTCAGCTACCCAGCCCCAAGGGCTGGCGTATGCTTATCGCCATACCGGATGTCGAGGATAGGACTTCCGGGGGTATCCTTAAAGCAGACAGCACTATGGACATTGAACGGACCTCCACTGTTATTGGACTGGTCTTGGAGATGGGCGACAGGTGCTACCAAGATAATGACCGGTTTGGCCCAGACGCCGAGCCGTGGTGCCAAAAGGGCGATTTCGTCCTAATCGGTGCCTACAAGGGGGTTCGGTTTACCGTCCATGGCAAGGAATTCCGCATTATTAACGACGACACGGTTCAGGCCGTTGTCCTCGACCCACGGGGGTACAGTAGAGCATAATGGCACCAGAACCAGCAGCGAAATTTGAAGAGCCTGACAATCTCCCTGAACCCGATGAGGGTGATGATGGCGGCGACGAGATTGAGATTGAAGTTCTTGATGACACCCCGGAAGAAGATATCCGGGATGCCGCCCGCCCCGCCGGGGATCGTGTTGATGTTGATAGCGATGAATTCGAGCAGGAAGTTCAAAATTACTCGGAGAATGCTCAGAAGCGCATCAAAGCGGTCAAGTTTGAGTTCCACGAAGAGCGCCGGGCCAAAGAGGCCGCAGTGCGCCAAACTGAAGAGGCGGTTCGATACGCCGAACAGGTGGCTGGCGATAACCAGAACCTCAAGCAGAGCCTTGAAAGCTCCAACGCAGTATTGCTTGAGCAATACGGAGAGCGGACGGACGCCCAGCTTGAGGTAGCCCGCGCCGAATTCAAAGAAGCCTACGAGGGTGGCGACACCGATAAACTCCTTGAGGCTCAAGAGAAACTCACCAAGGTGCAAGCCGAGCAGTTCGCCCGCCCCCGCGCACCGGCGAAACAACCGGTATCAGGTCAAGCGCCAGCGGCCCCACGACAGCCGCAGAACGCCCCGCCTGATAGCCGCGCCATGGAGTGGATACGGAAGAACCCGTGGTTCCAGCGGTCAGGTGATGAAGACATGACTGGGTACGCCGTTGGCGTACACCAGCAACTGGTAGCGAGTGGCTTGGACCCTCGCGTCCATGAAGATTATTACGCCAAGATCGACGCATCTATGCGTAACGTGTTTCCAGACAAGTTTACTTCTGACGGGGATTTAGGAGGTGACGGGGGTTCCCCCGCTGCGACCCGAAAGAAGAAGCCGCCGGTTGGTGGGCCGTCACGGGGCGGTAAATCCCCGCGCAAAGTGCAGCTAACCTCCACTCAAGTCTCTCTCGCAAAGAGACTTGGGTTGACGAACAAGCAATACGCCGCTCAAGTAGCAAAGGAACAGTTGAATGGCTAAAACGCGCACCGCTCCAGCAGAGCGAGATACTGAGACACGCGAAACAGAAGCGCGGGTGACCCACTATACGCCACCCGCAAACCTGCCGAACCCCACCCCGCAAGACGGATATGCTTTCCGTTGGATACGAACCGATATGTTGGGTAAGACCGACAACCGGAATGTCTCCATGCGGTATCGTGAAGGTTGGGAGCCTTGTCTAGCAGAGGATCATCCTGAGTTGATGATCATGTCCGATGAAGACACGAAGTTTGAAGACAACGTCGTCATCGGTGGTCTTATGTTGTGTAAGTGTTCTGAAGAGTTGATGCGTCAACGAGATGAATATTACCAAGGTATGGCTAAAGATCAGGCTGAAAGCGTGGATCAAAACTTTATGCGCGAAAGCGATCCACGGATGCCCCTTCTGGAAACAGAACGGAAATCCTCAACGTCGTTTGGCGCTGGTCGTAGGCGGTAACACCCGTCTGCATTAGTGTAACTTTGTAAAGGAGCAGTAAGATGGCAGCTACCGCAGCCCCTTACGGATTTGTTCCGGTAAACCGACTTGGTGGAATTGAAAACGGTTCATTCCGCCAACTCAAGATGACGAATTCCTATGGCACCTCCATGTTTTTTGGTGATGTCGCGGAACTCGTTGCCGCCGGTACAATCGAACTCGACGTTGCCGCATCCTCGTCACGTCCCATTGGGATTTTTCAAGGGTGTAGCTTCACCGATCCGAGCCTGAATTATAAGTTGTTCTCTCAGATGTGGACTGCGTCCACGTCCGCGACGGACATCTTGGCTCATGTTGCTGACGATCCCCGGCAGATTTTCCAAGTTCAGGGTGAAGGTTCTTTCACCCAAGCTATGCTTGGTCTCAACGCTGAAGTCAGCACCTACGTCGCCGGGAACTCGAACATTGGTAAGTCAGTGTTGTCGCTCGAAGCGACGACCCCGGCCACCACTGGGACGTTCCCTTTCCGCACCATCGACTTTGTCGATGGCGTTGATAGTTCTGTGGCTGACGCTTTCACTGACATGCTTGTCATGTGGAATGCCGACATCCATCAGTACAATCTCGCTCTTGGCACATAAGGAGTATTGAGCAATGGCTGCAATATCACGCGCACAATTACTCAAGGAACTCCTGCCGGGTCTTAATGCCCTGTTTGGCCTTGAGTACGATAAGTACACCGACGAACACACGGAATGCTATGACACCGAGACTTCCGAGCGTTCGTTTGAAGAAGAAACTAAACTGAGCGGCTTCGGCGCTGCCCCCGTCAAGAAAGAAGGCGGCGGCATCTCCTACGACACCGCACAGGAGAGTTTCACCCAACGGTTCGACCATGAAACGATTGCCATGGGTTTCTCCATCACCGAAGAAGCGATGGAAGATAACCTGTATGACAGTCTGTCTTCACGGTACACCAAGGCTCTGGCCCGTGCCATGAACTACACCAAGCAGGTTAAATCCATGGTGCCGTTCAACACGGGGTTCACCGCCACCACAGGCTATCTGTCTGGTGACGGCGACCAGTTGTTCTCGACCTCGCACTCAATCGTGCAGGGCGCGAACCTCTCCAACCGGCCCGCTACCGCTACCGATCTGAATGAAACGTCTCTCGAAGACGCCACCATTCAGATTTCTAACTGGACTGACGAACGCGCTCTGAAGATCGCGGCACAACCCGTCAAGTTGATCATCCCGACCAACTTACAGTTTGTCGCTACGCGCATTCTGAACTCCCAGTACAAGACTGGTGTTGCTGATAACGACGTGAACGCAATCGTCCACAACAGCACGATCAGTGGTGGTTATGCGGTCAACCATTATCTGACTGATACCAACGCTTGGTTCATCAAAACCGATGTTCCGAACGGCTTGAAGTATTTCAACCGTGTCGGCATGTCCACTTCGATGGACGGCGACTTTGATAGCGGAAACGTCCGTTACAAAGCCCGTGAGCGTTACAGCTTCGGCGTCTCGGATTATCTGGGGGTCTTCGGATCACCGGGTTCTTCGTAAACCGGGTTTGCTAAGAGGGAGGGGGGTCAAGAAATTGATCCCCCTTTCCTTTGAGCAACAGGTATGGCCGTAACACGATGAGGGCCGCTCTGGCTTTTTTGTGGGATACCCGCCAATGCCAACTGTCTTTTTTACCAAGCCCTTGCGGTGATCTATGACGCACAGAACCACCAAACATACTCTGCAACAATTCGATTATTACTCTGTCGGTCATGTTCGCTTCAATAGTCAGCCGCCGCCCCCGACCCTTCCCTTCGGAATAGAAGCCGATGGACCCTTCGCCGTCAATAATACCGGCTAGGTATGACAATAATTCCCCCATTAACAACAGTTTAGCATAGTTATCCACAATGACCAAATTCGTATTCAAAGCCCCTCACGCCTTCATCATGATACCCAAGCTGGCTTCATCGACAGTGAGCGCGGCCCTACAGCACCATTTAAGGTGGGGCGAGACCTCAAGCCGGGTTCTTCTGGACGATCCGGTATGGATCAAGGACCTGTACCCGCACCTCACGACCCCTGCTGCCCCGTGGTCGTTCTGCACGTTGGTGCGTCACCCCCTTGAGCGGTGGCCGTCAGGGATGGCGCAACACTATGTGGGGGCGCTCACCGAGAAGGACGTGTCGGAGGAGAACAGGCCGCACGTCGAAGCCTTGACGGATGAGCAGCGGCTGTCTGAGTATTTACAGGACCCACATCACGACCCCCACACCGAACGGCAGTCCGCCCACTGGGGCGACATGTCGGGGGTGAAGATGTTCAAGCTGGAGCATATCGACAAGCTGTGGGACTGGTTGGGTGTCGAGCCACCGGCGGATGGCCACATCCGGAAGGCGGCGGGGCATCAGGCAAGGGTGAGTAAACGCATCACTGAGATCATCGGTAACAAACCAAAATACCGGGAACGCCTCCTCCATTACTATCACAGGGACTACGCAGCGTGGCAAAAAGCAGAATAGTCTAGTACAGGATTAGTACAAACATTGC